TCACTTTAGTTGAGATTTGGACGCAGAAACACTAATATTAGCTTCTTCAGTCGATCGGCTTTTACTTTTCAACATTTCAATTTGCCCCTCAAGAAGAGTTTTATTCTCTTTAAGCAATTTAATGTTATCTAATGCCAGTTCGTAGCGTTCTTTATATTCATCTGTTGGTGCAATATCTGCTATAACAGGTATTTGTTCACATATTTTACCATAAACAAGCCAGTCCATTGAGCAATCAAGTCTCTTGCAGATATCCATAAGCTGTAAAAGAGTGGGCATAAGCTTTCCTCTTTCTATTTTACCGTATTGGCTAGGATCCATAGACAAAAGGGATGCAAAATCCTTTTGTTTATAGCCTTTTTCTTCCCTAGCATCTCTAATTCTGTTTCCTAGTTCCATTGTGTAATTTTTATTTAAAGGAAATATTTTCCTTTTTTATTTTCATAAATGGAATATATTTCCTTTCTTTGTTTCGTAATTTGAAACAAACGAGACAATGGACAAAGTAACAAAAAAAAATTCGATCAGGTACAATCAAACAGCACTTGATGGATTAGTTCTAAAATATGGGTTGTCCAGATACTACATTAAACAATCCATAAGTGAAAGTGTAAAGGGAATAACACCCGATCAGATCCGAGCCGATTACAAAAAGCTCAACGCAGCAATTTTCAAAGCTGAACAGGACACAATAACACAATTTCTAACTGAAAACAAACTATCATGAAAAGCATCTATCAAACTCTAAAAATTTGGTTTCATTCTTTAGATGGTGAAACCATAGAGATCAGAACTACTCACTTATTATTTGGAGGTCTTTTCTCATGGACCACAAAGAAAACAGTACCTAATTCAATTGTATAAGTATGCCACATTTTTGGAATAATACAGACAAAATCGCTGTGATGGTTGATGAACTCGTTCCAAAATTCTGGAAAAATCAGGCGTGTTTATCCGTAGAAATAAGCCGTAACCGAGATAAGGCATATGGTGTAAAGCGTTTGCAGCGTGGTGGTGGAAAAAATGCAAAACTTATCATTGATTTTGATTCTCTCCCTATGCATATTCAGGAAGAACTTGGAGATCCGAGAAAATTAGATCACAATTTATTGTATTTCTATAAAACGGAAACCGTAGCGGTTGAGTTCTACTCTTCCTTCAGACGTCCGGACGGATCATTTTTAAAACCTGAAGAACAACAGAGATATATTACTAATGCATCAGTTTTAATAAGTGTTTTAGCATTACGAGAAAGGCATCAGATGGAAAGGATTAAACTGGGAATGTCTCTGAAGGGAATAAATACCTTTTTGTGTGAGGAAAGTAATTCATTTAATGAGATCCTTACTAAAAGATTTAACGTTTCTCATAATCTACCCTCACATCCAACACGTTTTAAAGAGACTTTAAACCAGTTTGAAACTGACTTTAAACAGAATGGAACTGATTGGCCGTTTAATTTCGCTTCAATCATTAAAGATATTGAGGGGAAGCGTAAGCAGAACCCAGTAAAGGTGGATGATCTGACATTAACGATTTTAAACGGACTTTTCAAAACTCAATCACATAAACCAACAGCAACAGAGATCCACAGATCATACGAAGCTTTTTTAAATGGTTATGCACAGGTTTACAACGAAGAAACCGGAGAAATTTACAACCCAAAGGAGTTTCCAAAGCTTTCAGAAAGTACGGTTACAAACTATCTAACCAAGTGGGAAAACAGGGCTGCTACACATAAAGCAAGATCAGGAAACAGACAGCAGTATATGGGGCAATACAAACCATATCATCAGCTTGAAAGACCAAAATTTGCAGGCTCGTTAATCTCGATTGATGATAGAAACCCACCTTTCAAAGATTTGAACGGTCAAAGAGTTTGGTTCTATAACGGAATTGATTTAGGCAGTGAGTGTTTTACAACATTTGTCTACGGAAAAACAAAAGAAGGAATTATCCTGGAATTTTACAGACAGATGGTGCGAAATTATACTGAATGGGGATTAAACCTTCCCGACGGATTGGAAGCAGAAAGCGCTTTAAACAGCAGTTTTACAAACAGTTTTTTACAGGAGGGCTATATGTTCCAGAATGTAAGGATTGAGGCGAACAATGCAAGAGGCAAAAGAATTGAAAGATATTTCGGAGCACTTAGATATGAGATTGAAAAACAGCGTGAAGGTTGGTTAGCCCGTCCAAATGCAATGAGTGAATCCAATCAGACAGGCAGTCAAGATGTGCCGTTGATCCCATATGATAGAATCATTGATGAATGTATTGAGGATATCTACAACTGGAATAATTCGCCTCACTCTGTAGATCCAAGCAAAACAAGATGGGAGTATTTCATGGATATGCAACACCCGGAACTAAAACCAACGAACTGGAAGGCTATTCTGCCTTATCTCGGATATCCTCAGAAAACCTCCTGTAATGTAGGCTATATAAAATTACAAGGGAAAGCCCGTGCCATTGCTTTAGATGGTCAGATATGTTTAGGTGAAGAGCTTATCAATGCGATGAAGACAATCGAAGGAAAAGAGATTGATGTCTACTGGCTTGATAATAATCAGGGAGAGGTTCTGAAAGCTCTTGCATTCTATGATGGTAGGTTTATTTGTGAAGTTCAGGAAATGCCAAAATATAACAGAGCGGTTATTGAAAGAACGGAAGCGGACGAAAAAGCCAGGGAGATACAGAGTAGATATACTGCTACAGTTGAAGGATTTATCAAGAGACAAGAGAAAGCATTGCAAAGTATCAACATTATCCATCAGCCAAAACCAAAACCACAAAGAGGGTTTTATATACCTGGTGTAGATATCAAAACCTTTACCCCTTCTGAACCTGAAATAATTGAAACAATTGAAACACCGGAGCCTGATTATAACAGTGAATCACCGGCAGTAAGTTGGCAAAACTCATTTTTTAAATAAAAAAAATATTACACATGGAATTATCATTAGAATATAAAAAACAAGTCAGTACAGCATTATTAGAAGCTCGTAAAAACTTTGGTGGTACTGATGCACAATTTTCTAAAATTTACGGTCTTAATGGTTCTATTTACAGCCGTTTAAAAGGTGGTGAAATAGAAAGAATAATTTCAGACAGTCAATGGTTAACAATAGGCAGGCAGCTAAATATTAACAGAAGAGACGCAAACTGGAAGGTTGTCCGTACAAAGGTTTATAACAATATAGAAGAAAGTATAAAATTCTGCCAACACTTCAGCAGATCAATGATTTTAGTTGATGATTGCGGGATAGGTAAGTCTTTCAGCTCAAAACACATTGTTAAATCCTTAAAGAATGCTTTTTACATTGATTGTTCCCAGGCTAAAACAAAACAGTTATTTATCAGAACATTAGCCAAAACAATTGGTCTGGATAATAAAGGGAAATATGTGGAAGTAAAGGAGAATTTAAAATATTATCTGAATCAGTTGGATTTTCCTGTAATAGTAGTTGATGAAGCCGGAGACCTTGAATATCCTGCATTTTTGGAATTAAAAGAGCTATGGAATGCAACGGATGGTTTTTGCGGATGGTACATGGTGGGAGCTGACGGCCTTCGTGCTAAAATTGAAAAAGGGATCAACAGCCATAAGGTCGGTTATGCAGAGATTTTCAGTCGTTTTTCTGATGAATTTATCAGGCTAACCCCGAACGGTGTAGATGATAAAAAAGCCTTCAGGCATGAATTACTCACACAGGTTGCTACTGCAAATCATAAGGGAGCTCAACCGGTTGAAAAATTGGTCTTGCAGTGTATGAAGAAAGATGCAACACTACGTCACCTTGATACTCTAATTAAAATTAGTGCATAGTATGAGGACATATACAGTTAAGAATATTCTGGATAAATCCCTCAAAATTTTGATTCTTTCAGGTATCTGGCTGGAAATTTTCGGAAAGCCGGAAAGAAGTGGAAAAATGTGGATCATCTATGGTGAGGAAAAGAATGGAAAAACATGGTTTTCAATACTACTTGCACAGTTTTTAAGTCTTTCGGAAAAGATTTTATACATATCTGCTGAAGAGGGATTAGGACTTTCATTCCAAGATGTCTGTAAAAGGGCAAATCTGGACGAAAAAAACAAGAATTTCCAAGCTTATGGTTATGTATCCCTTGAAGATTTAAAAGGCCATTTAAAGCGAAGATATGCACCTAAAATAGTTTTTGTTGATAATGTGACGGTTTATGTTGATGAATTGAAAAACGGAGGGTTGCAAAGCTTAATGAAAGATAATCCTGATAAGCTTTTCATTTTTATAGCACATGAAGATCGTGGGGAGCCATATACAGCCACAGCGAAATTAATTAAACGGCTTGCTGACAGAATAGTCAAGGTTAAAGGACTTGTAGCAACTGTTGGAGGTAGAACCAAGGGAGGACAATTTGTAATAGATCAAGAAAAAGCAATGATCCTGCACGGATCCAACATAATTAATTAACACAAAAATTCACAATAATGACAACTTTAAATCAAAATAATTCAAATCGTGAAACAACCATGAATGCTATTGGTTACAACGATTGGGGATATGACAACCTTATTCATAGATATTTCGTTACCTGGTGTGAGGTAATGGCAGATAAATTTTATCACAGAGATAGAGACTTGATAAACAACCAAGCTCTTTTTAACTACTATAAAACACAATGGAGCATTTTGGTTGAGAACAAATTTGTCCGTGAATATGCAGGATATCTCAAAAATCCCATACATGATAGTCAAAGGATTTACCATAGTGTTATCAGTGAGTACGGATCAGAGCTTGAAAAGTATTATCCAGCTTCTATCCTGAAGGAAAAAACAAAAACAAAATCTGAATATCAGTTTCACCTTAACTAAAATTAATATGAATACAGAATTTTTTCCACCAACAGAAACAGAATTAGAAGAGATCATCTACGATCTACAAAAGAAGTTAGAAGATGAACGCTTCAGGAGTAAATGGCCGGATTTGGCTGAAGAGCTCGAAGAAACCGAAAATAAATTACAACAATTAAAAAATAAATCATAATGACAACTATAGACATTAATACACTTTCAAAAGAACAAAAGAAAGCTTTATCAGAACAGTTAAGAAAAGACAACCAGGAAGCCAAAAGGAAAAAAGAAGAGGATTTTAAGGCTTATAAGCAATTATCAGCATCATTCATTGATAAAAATATTGATTCCTTAGTTCACCATCATGAAATAACAGAATCCATTATTGAAAAGCTTTTTAAAGAATACGAAGCTTTAAGAGAAATTAAATCCTCATTGTACGGTGTGAAAATAAATAAGCAGGACAGCCACACTACAACGGTTGAAGATGGTTCTGCAAGTATTACGATTGGATGGAATACAACCATTGGGTTTGATGGAACCGAATCCGCAGGAGTTGAAAAAATCAAAGAATTTATTTCCTCATTGTCTACAGAAGACGCAAACAACCAGAAATTATCTGCTGCTGTAAATACATTCCTAAAACCTAATGCTAAAACAGGAATGTTGAACCCTTCCAAAATTATTGAATTGTCAAAGTTAAAAGAGCAGTTTAATGATGATCGCTTTGCTGATGGTATAGATATAATCTTTAGAGCTCAACAGAAACGACAAAATAGTATGTATGTGAGCGGTTGGAAGTTTGTGGAAGTAAAAGGCATTCCAAAGAAATTAGAGTTCAGATTTACTATTTAAAAACGTTTTTATGGGAACTATAACAACATCACAGGTAGTACAATTACAAACAATCTGCCGGGGGAAGTTCAGAGATCGGGAAGAGAGATTAGAAGCCCTTTCAGAAATGGCAGGAACAGAATTAAGCTCTGTTAATGATCTTAGTAGTTTACAAGCTGCTGAAATAATTCATTTTTTCAATACAGGTAAACCGATAGATCATAGTGCATGGGGGTTCTTTAACCTTAAAAACAAACAGCATTTAAATGTTTTGAGCATCTGTCATTCTTTGGGATGGGTTCAGGAAGAAAAACCGGATTATGTTGACCTCCATAAACTTGGGGGTTGGCTTAAATCCGATAGATCACCAGTGAAAAAACCACTGAAGGAAATGGAAACTAAAGAGGTTTCTAAAGTAATTTTTGCGCTGCAGAATATTCTTAAAACAACATTTAAAATCTCTTAAAGTTCCATTATGAATACAGGGATTGACTTATCATCTATTAACTACGATCAACTATTAAGCATTGCAAAAAAAATTGATCCAGTCAATTATATGGACATTGCTCACGATCATCTATTAACTGGAAAATCACTAAAAGGGTTAAAGTATGATTATCTGACAGTAAATTCTTATGACACTACTGTTTATGAAGGTACAGGAAAAGCCTGTTCTAAATGTAATGAAGTTAAGCCAGTAGCATGTTTCCATGTCATTGAATTTAAAGGAAAAAAGTATTTATCAAATATTTGCTCACAATGTCATAACAAAAAAGTTACAGAGTACATTATGACAAAATATCATTCTGATCCAGATTTTAGGCGAAAATGGATAAATCGTGTAAAAAAATGGAAAGCTGATAACAGAGAAAAAGACTTACAACAGAAACGGGATTATTACTATAGAAATAGGGAGAAAGAAGCCGAAAGGAAACGAATTTACCGGGCAAAAAATAAAGAAAAAATAAAAGCCCAAGAAAGTGCATATAGGCAAAGAATTAGAATTTCAAAAGGAAAGAGCCCCATTGCAAGGATTAGGCGTCCAAAAATGACCAAAGCTGAAGAGTTGGAGCAAAGAAGGCAATATCGAATTAAAAATAGAGAGATTTTAAAAGAAAGATATCACGAATACTACAGTAAAAACCGAGAAATTATCTCCGAAAGAAAAAAAGCCTATTATCAAAAGAACAGAGAGAAAATTCTAGCAAAAAAAAAATTAAAAGATAAAGATCATGACAACAAAAAAACAGCTTGAAAAAGCATACGATAAAGCAGCCGAAAATTTAAAACCTTTCACGGAAATTTTTGAACAACAAAAAAAAGAGTATGACAATAAAGTCTCTGAATGTGAAAAACCATTTTTAGCATTATTGGACACGTACTATGATGAACAACTGATTTTGTCTAATAATGAACCTGTAAGAAAAGGGATGGTTATTACCAAAGGAAAGAGTAAGTATCTCGTTTTTGATAGAGGTATGCAGTTTTTATTTGGTACAATGATGTTTAATCCTAGGATTATGTGCAAAAGGATGCAGGAGGATGGACAACCGTCCCCCAATGGCAAAACAATACATATTTTCCCTTCAGAACTTAAAGAATACTCTAAACTTTAAGATTAGATTTTGCACTATGGTATTACTTATCATCATCATTCCCCTTGTCATAGTTGCATTGCTTTTTTTAAGAGAATGCAACGGAATGTCCGAAACGTATAAAGCTCTTGTAGAAAAGGAAGAGGATTTACAACGCCTTAAAAGCATACAGCAGTACGAAAATGAATTAAAAAAATCATTAGAATAGAATTGCATCACCATGACAACCGAAGAGCTTTTATTAAAATTAAAATACCGCTTCCGGGATTACTTCTTTCCGGATCCACAGTACGGAACTACTGGCTCTTTGGTTGGTATGGATGATCTGTTGAACGAATACACAGAAAACAACTATGTTATGAAAGTAGAATTTAAAATTAATAAGCAAAAATTAATAGCCATAAATCACCTGTTAGCTCCTTATGATAATATTGATATCAATAGTCTGAAAACAGCGCAAAAAGTGGCTTATTCACTTCGTAAAGAGCTACGAAATATATTTGTAAAAAAGACAATTAATTGTCAGGTAGAAAAAGAATTTAAAATGAAATTACCTTATTACCTAGCTAATGAACTTTTTACTGTGCTACTTGAATATTGCAACAATGACAATACTACTTATCTGACGGGTTTAGACACTCTAAAAAATCAATTACATCAAAAATTATTATGACAGAATATGTAGCATTACACAGGCACACAGATAAAAAGTTTTACATAAAGTATGACCATTTTGGAGTTTTAAAATCTATTAGCCTGGAAGGTGAAAGATGGACGGAGGAACAGGTGCAATGGGTTTTGACCAGTACGAGAGTTCCTAAAAAAGAAACGGACTGCTTGAGGTTCATGGAAAGAAAAGATCTGGACTTTGAATATTTGGAGATTCCAAAGGATTTAAGTTTTGAATATTTCTGGAAAACCTTTGCATATAAGAAGGGGAAAATTCCGCCAACACAGAAAGCCTGGAAGAGTTTAACCGATGCTGAAAAGATTGAAGCTCTTTTATACATTCCAAAACTTCAGAATCAGAAGCGAATTGATAAAACAGCAATGCCTTATCCAAGTTCATATCTGAACGGCAAATATTGGCAGGCTGAAAAGATTTAAAACCTATTTAAAAGCAGTTTAAATGAACATATTAATATTATCCGGGCGAACACACAGCAAAGAAGCGCAATTAAAGTGTTTAGCCGAATTAGAAAAGATTGCAGCCGTTACCGCTGAAGATGTAAAAACCGTTTCAGAAAGATTAAGCAATTCATTCTCAAATTTAAACAGTAACATGGAGGAATTACACAAATATTCTTTAAATGCAATTTTAGCAGCTCAACTGTTAGAATCAGAAATTGAGAAAGTAGCACACCAAGAACCAAATTACGTTAACCCTTTTTACAGACAATATCACAATAAAAGCAAATGGAAATAAACGGCTATGAATACACTGAAAATGAAGTTTTAGAAGCTTTGAAAAAGAAGGGATATTTAATATTAAAATTTGATACCTTCAACGAAGAGCCAATCCACGGAAGCACATTCGTTAAACATCATTTTACAACGAAATGTGCAGTAAAAGGCAGTACACTTCCTTCAGATGAAAATATCTGGCATAAAGTGGCTAAAAAGGAATTTGAAAAGCCCATTGTTAAACCTCCTTTAATCTAAATTTATTATTATGAATACGGAATCCCGTAATGAAGCAAATTTTGTTCCTCCTACATTTGTAGTGTTCAAATTACAATTACAATTACAATTACAATTACAATTAAAATTACACGTCCAATGAAAAAGTTTCAAATTACAGCAAAAAAAGGTTTTTTTAAAGAGTTCATAGCAGCTTTCAATGAAGTATCATTATTGATGGATAGCAATGGAAGATTGTGGGATCGGGTTAAATATGTTTTATTAGTTGATAAATTAACCTTCGAGACAACAATTACTTTTATACCTGAAGTTGGAATCGAAGAAATTTCGATGAAAGATTTTAAGACTTTAACGGATCTCATTTCCGGAATTTAGAAGTTGTGCAGGGGTGTGAGTCAAAGGCTCACACCCTTTTTTTTGTATTTAATTTTTATTATTAACTTTGAATCATGTTATTAACTGCACAATTAGACAAAAATGTATTAAACGAGTTATTTTATATGATTCGTAATGATGTAGAATTTTTAAAGCATCATGAAAACATTCCACCAAATAGAGTAAGAGTTTCAATACCTCGTTACTTGTTAGGTCTAATTGTAGATTATAATCATAGTAGATCACTTTTTGAACATGATTACTTAAACCCGAATAAGAATATTTTTGGCTGCCAAATCATCGAAGGATATAATAATCAAATTTGTGTTTTTGATATTGATGCAGCAATTGATGATAAGTTTTTACAGCCAATTGAGGTGAAAATTACTACAAACAAATGGATCCAAATAAATAGATTATAATATGAAAAAGCTATTATTTATTTTCCTGATATCTTCATTGAGCTATGCTCAACAATCAGTACAGGCGTTCCCGGCTTCCTACCAGATATCAAAAAAGACACTTGTAAAATCTTTTACGTACAAAGATCTGATTGATTTTTTTAATGCGAAAATGGAAGTTTCTGGGGAGTCATTAAAACAAAGTATTGCCCGATGTAAGTTTATTGTAAAAAACGCTGAAGCAAAACAAGATTATGGAACCTTACAGTCATTTTCTATGATATTGCAAGGATTGGAGCAGGCTGAAAAATCTACTGATTTAAATAATGCCTGGTTTAATGTGTATGATAAAGAGGGATCCTACAATTTTTATACAGCAGATGATAAATTCATAGGAAGAGTTTTCCGGGATAAGCTGGACGAAGATTTTCAATTACATAGCAATAGAAACGAAGTGTTTTTATTGAACTACATTTATATTTCACAGGAGTAGTATTGTAAAAAGGAAAATACTTCCTTATATTTGCGTATGAGTAAACCATTACAGCGCAATACTTTACTCCGATATAAGCTAATAAAAGACCTTTATTTGCTACATAAAACGGAGGACATCCCTGATACGGTTGTCCTCCGAAAATATATATATCCTACCTATCCAATCAGCAGAACTACTCTGAATACTATTCTGAATACACCTATTGAAATGGAGTTGAAGAAACTTAACAATCATGCAATCCAATAGAGTAAATTACTCTTATTTCCTGTACTCCATCATCCCTACGCACTTTTTGAAATGAAGATCTAATCATTTTTCCGTGTTCATTTCCTAGGGGAGCAAATCCCTGCAAAACATTATGTACTTCATTGACAATATCCCAGATCTTAAAAGCTGTGTTCTTTTGTGAAACAGGAGCTTTAGTGCTACTGTTTGTCAGCTTTACATTTGCTACTGTAACTTCAATGGTTAAAGTTCCCTCCTGTCTGTTCTGGGGAGTCATTCTGTAGTTTAGACCGGTGTTTGAAAATTGCCCGGTGTTAAAGTCTGTCAATGCACATGGCCATTGTACAGGAAAGTTTGGTTCAAAATAATCTAATTGCCCCCAGTTTTCATCAATATGCTTTAGTGAGCTTACTTCAGATAGTTTTTCGTTGATTGAGTCTAAAATTTCTTTCATTGTTGTCGTAATTTGTTTTTAAGAATGTCGTTTAGTTCTGTCATGTGAGTATCTACTATTTTTTCAATAGCATCCTTTATTTTTGGGTGTGGACCAATAACACGTCTGGAAGGAATTTTTATCTTTTTACCTATTGGCATTAAAGCTAGTGCTTTGAACTGCATTGCCTCCAACGTTAGCTGCCTGTTTTTACCTGTTTTAGCAGCCTTCTTTGTTCGGACATTATAGACAATACCTCCTGAAGCTTTATAAAACATAGCCCAAAAGTATTTTTTCATTTTAGCAGTTACTTTAATTTCCCCACCTTCATTATGTATGGAAGCATAGGGCAATGAGTTACTGAATGCAATTTTTTCACCTTCAATTTTTGCCCGGAATCCCCTTCGTAAATTGTTGGTTCTGGCCATCATTGTTCCTTTGCGGTTAATGAGTACATTTTTGGGCCACTTTTTATCAAAAAAACCTTTCCTTTCAAAGTTTCTGTCAAACTCATCCATCAACTCAGTTTTTACATCGTTGAGAATATTCCGGTGAAATCTTTCTAAATCCATTGTTCTATAAAAATTAATCGTAACTTTGTGTTATTATGGCAGATAAATATACTTTTAAAGGCTTTGATCTTAGGAAAGCTACAGTTTATGATTTAGCTACAGTCCTAAAGAATTGTCCTCCTTTTCTAGTTTCACCAGATCATGAACTTTCTGATGAAGAGGAAAGGATTTTAACGCTGTATTCATATGCTGAAGAGTATAAATTAACAGACTTAAAATCTAAGTTAGAGGATATCTATGAAGATGTCTTAGCTTCTATCCTTTAAAAGGTTTTTATTCTTTTCTAAAAACTCTTTAAACACCTCTTCTGTGGAGTTTTTATCTTTTCCTAAACTGATAACCGTTTCTACGGTTTTTTCGTTTATATCATACTTACTATGCTCTTTAATAGCTTTTACTAAACCTTCCATTTGGTTGTCTATCTTTCCATTTATCAGATGATTTTTTACAGTGTCTAGGACTTTTGCCGGATCTGCTTCACTCCATTTGATAATTTGGTCATAGTTTACAACCATTTTATTATATCCAGTGTTTGTCCTGGTATTTGTTAACTCCTCATTATGTAGCTTTCCTCCAAGTTTTTCCATGAATGCCGGCAACGTTTTTCTTGCTACAAATTCATTGGCAAGTTCCATTGTTGAAGTTTGATCTTTGGTCATTTTTACAAAGCCTGGTTTGTTTGCATTGTGCCATAACTCATGATGCAGTGTTGATATTGCTTTTTCCTGTTCAAAGGTTGTGGCTGTTTTGTTTTTGATGTTATTAAGCCCGGCAATAACTTGAACAGAAACATCAGATTTAAGCGCAATCATTCCGTTCATGTCTGTAAATCCGTTTACACCTTTCTGGGTTGTCACTTTAATTTCTTTGTAACCTCTTTGGAAAAACTCTTTGTTATCCTTTGCAAACTTTTCAAAATGCGTGCTTAGATCTTTAGTGGTTCTTAGTGGTTTAATCTCTTCAACTACCTTTTTAACCTCTTCAGATCCTTTCACTTTATTGTATGGATGTTTAGGCGGAAAAACTTTTTCCTGTGCCCCCGGATTAAACCTAAACATTGCGAGTCTGTTTTTTCCATCCGCCCCAATTTGGGAGGTTGCTTTTTCTCCATTTTCCAGTGACTTTTTAGAGTCAGAAAGCGGATATTTTGATCTTAAAACCTCTACAGCAGTACATCTGCATCGCCAACCGTTTGGGGGGTAATACGATAACCAGAAAGGATCATCCGTTGGTAAAGTAGTATCCTGTAACACTCTGTGAGCTTCACGAACTCTATCATCGTTTGCTGTTCTGTACTGAAGATAATATCTACCATCAGGATCCAATGCAGCCCAATTTGCAGCACTTTGTGAACTGGTAATTGCAAACTGATATTCAGCCTCTAAATAATTTTGATTGTAGTTTTTATTAACCTTATTAAAATCGTATGCAAACTTATCAAAGCCTTTTATCTTACCATCTTCATCCAGGAGCATTGTTGATGCTTCCAGAAGTTGTGCGTGTGTTTTTAAGCCAGAAAATATAAAAGCATCATTTTGCAGCTTATTAAGCATTTCGGGCGGGATGTCATTATCCGTAATTGTATAGTCAAAAACCTTGTATGTTGCGTTTATTAGGTTTTGGTAAGGTTTCTCTTTGAGATCTTCCGGGCTGTAACTTCCTTTTTCATGAAGGAATTTAAACGCCTTTTCAGCAGCTTTTAAAACACTTTTAAATTTTGGGGTTTCGTTGTCAGCAGCAAGGTTTATTTTTTCAGCTTTACATCTATCACAACCACACTCATATATAGAGTTTAGACGTAAATGTAAACCGTTAAAGTATTGAACCGGGCTGATAGGCTGACGGCCTTCAGCCCTTAAACGAAAAAACTTTCTGCAATATTAAGGTTGCCGGTTCCAGGTGTAGTGTTTTGTTTTACTCCTGTGATCGCAATACCGAATTTTTGCTTTACCCATTCCGGGTCTATATCAAAATGCTGTAAAGCTTCAAGCGTTCTTTTCCAAAGAGTCTGAAGATCTTCAGAAACTTCCCAGTTGAATACATAATCAGCAGGAACAATACCAATTCTGGCTAATGCCGGCATAACCTTAGTATTCATATACATTTCAACTAGTGCCATATCTGCAAGCACTAATTTTGATAAAAGTTTTTGTCCTGAAGCATCTTTATTGTATGAACCGTGTTCGGTATCTTGACCGATAATTGCACCGGCTATTAATAGCGTATTTTGGTTATCACAAAACCTCAATAAATTTGCGTAAACATCACCATTTGTAGAGACTCCTTTTGCCCATTCAAATTCCTCTGTAGTATCAATAATGAACCAGGCAGCAGATCCCATGTCCTGCATCATTTTTTTTCCTCTTGCAACGGCTGCCGGATCCTGTGCATCCGTTTTGTAAACCCTTGGAGGAATACCATAAATTTCACATAATTCAGAATAACAAGACTGTGCAAATCTTTTGAATAATGAATGTGGAATAGCTTTATTTAAAAGCCCTATTTCTCCTGGTTTTCCAAATTCTAAAAGCCATGTTCCAAACTCTGGAAGATCCCTGTATTTAACCCCTTTTTCCTCGTTATAGTCAGGTAGAAAAACTCCTTTTTTTGAAATTACGTTTTGTCTTGGTAATAATTCTGCTTTTAAAACAGGCTCGTTATCCCCTTCTTGTTTCCAGTCCAGTTCTATTAGAGAATGCCCATAAAATCGGGTGTTTAAAATCTGTAGAATTATTTCATTGAATAGTTCCGAGTTTTGCAATGTAGCAGTTAATTCTATGTCAATTTCACCGCCTTTTTTCTTCAGGTTAAAAGTAGATCCTAAAGTGTCCTGAACCCTGTTTTCTAACTGTGAAGTGATAACAGCATCATCACTGATGTAGTCATACAAATTATACAAGGCCCACACTGTCGGATTATCAGCGTTCTTTGTTGCATTTAAAGCTGCTTTCCACTTTGCAATATCTTGCCTGGTCTGGCTTACTGTTTTTTCAACTAATTGGGGATAAAGTTTACTTCCGGAAGATTTTGCCTTACCGGTATTACTTGCAGCTAATTTATTATTAGAATAGTACTTCTTTCCAGAAGGTTGATAAAATTTATTTTGTTGGGTTCTTTGTGACATAATGAAAATTATTCGTGGTTAAACTTTTCTCTACTTCCGTAAATAAATGGATAGGTGCTATCATCATTGTTGCCGGGAGTAGTTGGTGTAATGGTTGGTAGAGTATCTAAATTGACGTCACCTTTTGCAAGCAGTTTTAGCCAGGCAGTGGCTCTATCGTACCTCTCTTTTGCAGTTTCATAAATGATATCAGCATTACATAGCTCAACGATATACCATCGTGCAATTGTGATTGCATGCCTTACTAATAATGCGTCTCTTTCGTCACCTATGGCACTGAATATTTTAGGAATATCATATCTTAAACGCCCGTCACTCCATTCTCTTTTATTGTTTGCCACCAGGTAACCCCGGAGTTCTTGTATTGCAGCTTTAATGGCTTGTACTGGGATGCTTTCGTCACCTTCAGTAATTTGCTCAATTTGATAATTGTAAATTGTAGCTCCTAGATCTTCTATTTCTATAAACATAACTTTGGATTTTAGTAATGACGGCTTTCAATTTGACCTGAAGCATAGCCCAAATCATCTTTTACTACCTTGTTGTCAATTATATATTTTGCGCCCTCTATGGCATCCGGTCCGTCCATTTCAGTTGAATTTTCCGAAACCCCCAACCATTGGTCTTCCATTTCTACCATCATAGGGTTTTCTTTCTCTTTTTCATTGAAAATGATGTTTCCTTCTTTGTTATCATCTTCCATATTTGAGATCCTTTCAAACTTATCTGCCTTTTTTCGTTTGTCTTCACGTACTGGCAATTTAGTTCCGGTCTCTTTCCGGTACTTTTCTAACAATGGTTGTATTACTTGTTTATAGTGTGGATCCTGAAGAGAATTGTTTTCAATAAACATTTTCTTTATGTCTATCCCATTTCGGTCCAAATAATCGAATGCTTGACCAATCCACTTAACGAGCTCAGAGTTTGTTGCTTTTGCCAACCAAACTTTATACACATAGTAACGCCCCTCAAATAACCCGACAATAACAACAGCCTTGGAACTGCTCTTTTTTTCTTTATTATTGGAAGGTGATGGATCAACATATGTGACAACCTTTTCACACTTTTTAAGCGGTGGACATTTTCCATAAAACGCTTCTTTGAAGGTGTCCCCTTCAGCAACCGGATTATTGTAATATTCCTTCTGTTGTGCTTTCTTTGAAACCTTTCTTTTACCTTTGGAATTGTAAAACATCCTGTGAATAGCTTCAGGAGTATTTTTTGCCCAGGCTGTTTTACCGTTCTTATCCGTTAAGTTTACAATATCCCAACAATCTGCATACTCACCCATTATTGTAATAGTGCAATATTTTGCAATAATGTTTCCGTTAACAATTACTAACAAATCTTCCGAAACTGAACGTGTGGGGATAACTGCTTCCTGAATCCAGTCAGTGTCATTTTTTACCCGGTCTTTATTCCTGCATTTTTCGTCTGTATCAAAGTCATCTATGATAATTCCGTCAGGTCTTACTGCATCGTTACGTGTTCCCCTGGGAGATTGTCCGGCTCCCAATGCTCTAAAAGAGAAACCAAACTTAGTTTTAAACTCGTTTGCTTCCCATTTGCCTAAATTTTTCTGAACCCCATAATCATTAATTAGCCTGTGATTCTCTTCAAGTATCGTTTTATAAGGTAGTAGAAGCCTGATTGCATTGTCTTCTGTGTTGGAGATCATCAGCCAATTTTTCTTCTTTTTAGTAAAAGATAGATATAAGGCTTCCATCATGGTTCTTGCTGATTTTGCAAGCTCTCGAGACCAGGAACGAACTTCCACCCATTCCGAATTTTCAACGACTCTTTTTGTTGCTTTTATGTGAAATGGAGCGGGTTTATGTGTGTAATAGGATGGGAAATAATAGGCAAACCATTTTTCCGGATCTGCTTCCTGTGCTGCAATCCTTTTCTTTTTGGCTATTTCGGATTCATGAGGATCTACCGGAGTGCTCCTGGAAATATTCTCCCGGAACTGATCCCACCGGTCTAAAGCTTTTTTGTCTGATTGTTTAGCCATTATTTCAACATTTGACGTATAAACATATCGAACATCTCACTTATCTCCTGTGACTTTTCAAAGTCTATTTCACGGCAATATTCGATGAAGTTCATTCCCATATTAACAGCTTCACCGACTGAAGTTTCACCTTCAAGCTTATTGATTGAATTGGTTAATTTGGTTATGATATCAGCCTCTTTACTTGTTGGTACATTTGAAAGAATTACAGGATCATACTCAGGTGCTTTTTGTGTGGGGTTTCCTTCCTTATCAATCTTTATAGGCTGTGTCATTGATTTAGTAACAATAGGACGTGTCTCAATCTCTTCATTTAGCCTGGCTAATTGATCGTACATCATTTGTAACTGTTTGGACTTAGTAGTCATTAAGGAGGTTTTAAGTTTCTTCCATTCTCCGTCATTCTCATTTATCCATTTGATAAGAGTTTTTTCGGTAACTGCTGCCTTTTCTGCAATCTCTTTTTGAGTCAGATTTTTTTCAGTGTATAAGAATTTAGCGTAGTCTTTTTGTTCGGTTTTTTTTAAGCCCATAATTGTCCTATTTCAATACAAAATTGACTTTAACAAGAGCTTTAAAAAAAAAACTGTTCAGTTTTCGCACACATGTGTAAAGCTTTTGTACAGGAGTGTTCAGGTACTTTACTACAATTTTTTATTAATCTTTTTCTGTCTGAAGTTTGTGATCTCAAACGAAGAAATTATATGTCAAAATTTATTCTTAATGATGAAACAAAAGTTAATCAGTATGGTTTCAGAGTATTAAACTCCGGTCTTGATATTGACCGCTTTTATGCAAATCCTGTAATGTTGGATTCACACATTGGTTCAAATTGGGCTGTTATCGGTAAATGGAAAAACATTCAAATCGAAGGACATTTATTGACCGCAGAACCTGATTTTGATACAGAGGATCCAGACTCAAAAAAAATAGCAGGAAAAGTTGAAAGAGGCTACTTAAACGGTGCAAGTTTAGGTCTAAACCCTTTTTCAATGGACAACTTTCAAAGAGCACCAGACGGTGTTTATGATCTCGTTAAATGCGAGATTCTCGAAGCTTCTATAGTAGCAATCCCAAACAATGCTAATGCAATTCGACTTTATGCATCTACAGAAGAAAATAGAAAAGAATTTACTGATAATGAAGTAAAAGAAATTCTTTTGATGGCATCTGAAATTTCAAATTTTAATTATAATCCAATGAAAAAAATCACGCTTACTTTAGGTGCAATTTCAGCACTGGAATTGCCGGGTAATACCTTAGAACATGATGCAGAACTAGTTGACCAAAAAATCATCAAGCTTAAGTCTGACTTAGACGCTGCAAATCTTAAAATTAAAGGCTTTGAAGAGCTTGAAAAAGACAAGAAAGCAAAACTATCTGCTGATGCTGTAGAATTGGACATTAAAGCAGGTAAAATTGATGCTACCAAAAAAGCGGATTTCATCAAGCTTCATGCAGAAAACCCAGATCTATACAAGTCTATTATTTCCGCTGTTCCTGCAAAAAATAATCTTTCGGTTACAGTTGCAGCGGTTACAGTTGGGGAAATAAAAAACCTTGATGATTTCCAAAAACTGGATCTTACCGCTCAACTACAATTCAAAGAAAGTAACCCGGAAGGTTACAAAGCACTTTTCAATGCTTAATCCTTAGAATATAGAAAGTTTAAAAAACTCCTTTATACCAGAATAAAGGAGTTTTTAAAAAGTCAATTAACCAATTAAAACAAAAATAAAATGCCAGCAAATTTTCCAGAGGTTTGGAGTGCGAGAGTAATTCAAACTTTAACCACGCAGGACGTGGCGCCATGGTTGGACGGTATTCCCGAATTAGATGTAGAAATTACCGAACTGGGAGCCGGGACAGCAACGGAAATGAATATTATTCATTTACCGATTGAAACTTTTCAGCCGGAAGTTTTACTTAATAACTCAACATATCCAATCGCTGTTCAGGCTTTTACGGATTCTGAAGTACTTATTAAGTTAGATAAACTTCAAACGCTAGCCACATCATTGAGTGATGACCAGATTATGGGAGCTTCATATCCTAGAATTGATTCAGCAACTCGTGGACACACAACACAAATCAACTCAACAAAGTACAGAAAAGCTATCCATGCACAAGCTCCTGCTGCTGATACGGCTAAAACTCCCATTGTAAAATTAGCAGATAATGCTGATGATGTTTACAAGTCAATTGTTAAGCTTAAGGATAGACTAGATGATGAAGAAGTACCTGAAGAAGGTAGACGTTTAGTTTTGGCAACCAAGCATTACAATGCCTTACTTGATAAAGAAAGCCGTTTTGCAAATCTATTGGCAAATATCAATACCGGCAAAGTAGCTCCTATGATCGCAGGTTTTGAAATTTACTCATATGTAGCTAATCCAAGATACACGGCTGCCGGTGTTAAAAAACCATTTGGAGCAGTAAAAGATCCAACTGATCTGGTTGCCTCTGTTGCATTCCATAAAGGTAATGTAGCAAAGAAAACGGGATTAACAAAGCAGTATTTCAAGAAAGCCGATACAGATCCGGAGAACCAAACAAACCTATTGAATTACAGACATTATTTCATTGCATTACCTGCAAAAAATGAAATGATTGGAGCCATAATCTAAAGTTAATTATTGTGAATGAGGTATACATTACGGCCGTAGTAGGCATCATTACATCTTTGGCAACATGGTTTGCGGCTAGACGGAAAAACCTCGCAGACGTTCAGGGATCAGAACTTGAAAATGTTGAAAAGGCCGTAAAGTTTTACCGCGAACACTTTGAAGATATAGCGCAAAAATGGAAAGATGCTACAGACGAAGCATCCAAAATGAATGAGCTTTATAAACAGGCTCTAACAGATCTTAATTCATTAGAAGTACGCTTTAATAAGCTTGCAGATGAAAACAGAGCTTTGATCGAAGAGCTCAAAAAATATAAACAATTAAACGGTAAAAAATTAATCAATGAGTAATAATAAACTTTTCAAAGACCATCCTAATCTGACTGAATATTTTGAGACTTCAGATGGGAACGCATTCTATACCGAAAATATGGCAAAAAATCACGCCACTAATTTAAAGGATAAGAGCATTTCATGTGTTGTTCGCCCAGTGGAAGGCGAAACAAAAGAAACGGCTGCTGATATCATCTTAAAAACGCCTGAAATGGATTTAGAAACCGCACAGGATTATTTGGATAAAGAAAATGCATTAGACAAACCAAGAAAAACCGTGGTTGATGCATTGACAGCAGCAATTGAGCAACTTGAAAAAGGATCATAATTCATGAAACCAAAAATTACCATATCATTTGCTAATGGTGTTATCGGAGCGGTAACACCATTAGACACTGGTTGCTTCGGTTTATTAGCTTCAGCAGTGGCAGTTGTTGATGGGTTCCAGTTAGGAAAAGCCTATCAGCTTAAATCTATGAAAGATGTTGCGACTCTTAAAATTACCGACAGCATAGAGAATCACCGTCTTTATAAGGCATTATCTGAATTTTATACAGAGGCCGGTGATGGTACAGAAGTTTGGATCTATGGATTCGACAAGAGCAAAAAAGTATCTGATTGGTTTACTCCTGTAGACGGTGTAACACCTGTTGAGGATCTTCTTAACTCCGCAAAGGGAAAAATTAGAGGATTGTTTACAGTTTATGATCCTACAGCAGCACCAACAGTTACCAACGGAATGGATGCCGACGTATTGGCAGCAGCAAATAAAGCTCAAATCCTTTTTGAGAATTATACAAGTAAGAAGTATGCTCCATTCTTTACCATTTTAGAAGGCTATGCCTTCAATGGTGAAAAGGAAACCCTGCCAGATCTGGCAGAGCATGCTTATAACTCTGTAGGAATTTTAATTGGTGATACTGAAACAGATTCAGGTGTAACGAGCTCAAAAGGTGCTGCAATTGGCGTTATTGCCGGAAGGCTTGCAAAATACCCGGCAAGGGAAAACCCTGGGAAAGTTAAAAACGGAGCTTTGACAGCAACAAAATTGTTTATCAAAGATGTTCAGGTAGAAAATTATGATACCGAAGCGCTTTACGATAAAGGCTTTATCACTTTTACTACACATCAAAGCCGTGCCGGTTACTTTGTGATGGACGCTCCCTTAGCATGTCCGGTTGATGATGATTATCATTATATAACACATCGTAGAGTAATTAATGAAGCTTTCAGGTTCGCATATGACGCACTTTTAGATGGTTTATTGGATGATGTTCCGGCAAATCCAAACGGATCCATTGTAGCACTATACGCAAAAACAATGGAAAGTGCTGTTGTCAGAAAGATATCCACTAACATGGATTCTGATCTTTCTAAAAATCCAGAAGACTTGCAAGATGTAGGGGTTAAATGTTTCATTGATCCTACTCAAAATATAGTTGTTACCTCTCGTATGGATGTAGCAGTAAAAGTCCGTCCATTTGGTTATAACCGATGGATAAACGTGAATTTAGGTTTTGAACTTACTAACAATTAAAAAAGAAAAATTATGCCTTTAGTTAACGGTAGAGAATATGAATGGGCTGATCTATCCTTGGTCGTGGGAGGTCGTGACTTGTCAAGGTTCAGAGGTATTAAGTATACCAAAAAAGCTGAAAAAGAGCACTTACACGCAAAAGGCCGTCATGCTCACTCAATCCAAACGGGAAACATCACCTGTGAGGGTGAAATGGTTCTACTTCAGTCAGAATATGAAGCTCTTGTAAGAGCCGGGGGCGGTTCTATTTTGGGGCTCGTAATGGATGCCCTGGTTGCGTATGGAAACCCAGCAAGTGGGGATGCCATGATTGCCGATAGAATTGAATCACTTCAATTCACTGAAGAGGCCAAAGAATTTAAACAAGGTGATAAGTTCATGGAATGTACAGTTCCATTCTTAGCACTTGATATCAAACCTCAAATTTAATAACAATGCCAGAAGTATCACAAGAACAAATAGACGCCTGGAAGGCGCAACACAAAAACGTATGGAGCTTCAAGTGTGAAGACAAAATATGCTATCTAAAAAAGCCAGATAGAAAAATTATCAGCTATGCATCTGTTGCAGGTATGCAGGATCCAATGGCATTTAATGAAATTATCATTAAAGAATGTTGGTTAGGTGGTGATGAAGACATCAAAACGGATGATGATTATTTCATGTCACTGTCTGCTCAATTGGCAGAATTAACCAAAGTAAAACATGGTGAGCTGGTAAAGCTTTAGAACAGGCGGAAAAAGATGTAAAAAATGATTGGGTAAGAGTTGCCGACGCTCAATTAAGGTACTATTTCCACATACCAGATCCAAGCCTGTTAACAGATGAAGAATGGATAGCACGATACGCAGAACTATTACACATCAGAAAAAAAGAAACCGGGAATGAATAACAATTTGCTTTACAATATTATGCTTCAGATGCAAGGTCAAAATAAGATCATTGCACAGATTAATAGTGTACAGCAGCAAACAACCAATATGGTTGGCAACATAAAAAAGCAGTTAGGTGCTATTAGTTTAGATTCTGTTCTGAATAATATTGATAGAGTTGCTTCAGGAATTAATAGCCTTAACGAGCCCGGTATGAAGTTATCAACTTCAATGCATGATCTACAGGCAATGACAGGAGTTGCCGGAGAAAAGCTGAAAGAAATAGAAGGTTATGCACGTAATGGTGCTAAAACCTTCGGAGGATCAGCAGCGCAAGGTGTAGAATCATACAAGCTTATTTTGGGGCAGTTATCCCCCGAAATTGCCAAAGTTCCAACAGCTCTAAAAAGTATGGGTGAAACTGTTAGTTATACATCTAAACTGATGGGTGGTGACACTACATCAGCTACGGAGGTATTAACAACAGCGATGAACCAGTACGGTATTTCATTAAAAGATCCTACCCAGGCGTCAAAAGTAATGGCTGCTATGATGAATGTAATGGCTGCTGCTGCCGGTGAAGGTTCTGCCGAATTACCACAGATTAAACAAGCGTTGGAACAGTCCGGGATGGCTGCAAAAAGTGCCGGTGTTTCGTTTGAAGAAACTAACGCAGCTATTCAAGTATTGGATAAAGCCGGAAAAAAAGGTAGTGAAGGTGGTGTAGCACTTCGTAACGTATTGGCAACACTTGGACAGGGCCGATTTTTACCTAAAGCTGTAAGAGCCGAATTTAAAGGATTAGGAATTGATATCAATCAACTAAATAATCCGGGAAAATCCCTTACTGAAAGGCTTAATATGCTAAAACCTCTATTAAAAGATTCAGCGTTGATGTCTGCCGTGTTTGGTAAGGAAAATTCCAATGCTGCATTAGCATTGATAAGCCAAACCGATGAAGTTGACAAATTAACAAAGGCTGTAGGAGGAACAAAAACAGCTTATGAACAGGCTGCTATCATCATGGAATCTCCTGAAGAGAAAAACAAAAGGCTTCAGGCTTCAATTGATGATTTCAAAATTTCGCTTTTCAATGCTTCAAATGGGATGATGGGTTATGCTTCTGTTATTTCAGAAACTACACAAACCATTGCAAACCTAGCGCCTATCTATAGCGGTGCTGTATCGGCTATAAAATTCCTTACAAACGCCCAAAAGATGCAGGCATTATGGACCAAAATCTGTACAGCAGCTCAATGGCTTTGGAATGCTGCTATGTCTGCCAATCCAATTGGTTTAATAGTAGCTGGCATTGTTGCCCTGATTGGCGTAGTTGTTTTGTGTTGGAATAAGTTTGAAGGGTTCAGACGTGTTGTTTTTCAAGGTTGGGAAGCTTTAAAGCTTTTTGGTAATGTGATAAAAGATTATGTCATAAACCGATTTAAAGAAATGCTTTCTGGTGTAGCCGGTATTGGTAAAGCGTTAGTTTCATTCTTTAAAGGTGATTGGCAAGATGCCTGGGAAACAGGGAAACAAGCTGCCGTCGATATCATGGGAGGAAACTCCACAGCCAAAGCAATTAACCAGGTAACGAATGGTTGGAGCCAGGCAATGAAAAACGGAAAGGCAGCAAGTGATGCATATACAAAAAATCATGCAGCTAAAGATGAAGCAGCTTCAACAAATAGCGGTATTGTAGAACCTGTTGCAATTCCAGGTGTTGCCGGTGGTGGTGGGTTCAATGGTGGTAAAGGTGGTGATGATGATGATAAAGCTAAAAAGAAAGGTAAAAAGAAAAATGAAGAGGTTGCCACTGGTGGAACTAAACATAATTACATCACAATTAACTTAAAAGACCTGGTACATACAATCAATATTTCCGGAAGAGACTTCCGGGACTCAACCAATCAAATGGGAACACAGGTTTTAGATGAATTATTACGATTAACGGCATCAGCCACAACAGCAGCAGGATAATGAAATTTACAAACGAAGCAGGATTAATTGCCGGCCTTGTCGGCAGCCAGGTAGTAGAGAAACTACCAAGATTAGCAGCAGTAGAAAATGAAATGGCTAAACATGTTCATTATCCAATTCCATTCCTACCGGCAAAGCTGAAAAATTCAGTTATTGATTTGGATGATGAAGATAATTATTCTGATCTCGAAAACTGGATGAATGGAAAAAAGAAGAATGACAATGAACAATTTTTTCCTTTTTCCTTCAGAAGTTCAAAAGAAGAAAACTGGTATCTATTACCGTGGGAGCCTCTTATCAATATTAGTGTTTCAAATATTGTAGCAAAACGAAGAGTTGCAAAAGCAGGAAAAAACCTGATTGGAACGATAAAAGAAAGATGGTCAACTGATGATTATCAGATCACTATTACAGGTGCTTTTTATGGAGATAAGCAAATTGGAACTCCTGCAGAAACTTATCCAAGGCGTGAAATGGAAAAACTCAGAGATTATTTGTTAACTCCTGAAGCGATTGAGGTAAAATGCGAGCCTTTACAAATTCTTAACATAAATAAAATTGTTATTGAATCGGTGAACTTCCCTTTTACAAAAGGTGAAAATGTACAAGCATATGAAATCACGGCTGTTAGTGATTTTCCATATCAACTGATCTATAAAAGAAAGAAAATAACCCTTGATGTAGGAATACCAAAAGGAGGTTTTAACGTAGAAGACGCTTAACCATGTATCAACTTAACTGGGACATAAATTTTAAAAACAAAGAAGGTGACTGGAAGTTAGGAATATTGGCAGAATGCGAGATTGAAAAATCCGTTCAGAACCTTGCTGATATTGCAACAATTGTGCTGCCTGAAGCTCATATGAATAAAGTTCTTAGAGTTCAGGAATCCATCCAAAGAGGTGACCAGGTACGAATAAAATTAGGTTATGATTCTGACCTGGTAACCGAGTTTGAGGGATATGTAAAAGAAATTGTGACAAATGATAGTGCTTTAAAGATACTTTGTGAGGATGCTCTATTCCTTTTCCGGAAAGGAATACCAAACAAACAGTTTAAGCCGGGAACCGTGAAGCAAATTGCACAATATGTAGTAAACAGCATTGATTCATCATTTAAAGTAGTATGTGACTATGATATCCCTTATGATAAGTTTACTATTCACCAGGCACAGGGAATTGATGTGTTAGCAAAGTTGCAGGAAGAAACAAGTGCTGATATTTATTTTGATATGAAAAATAAAGAGCTGCACATTCACCCGGCATATGTCAGGAAAGGTGGAGAGGCTGAATATTCCATGCAACACAATGTAGAATCAAGCTCATTAGAATACAAATCTGCTGAAGATAGAAAAATCGAAATAACGGTAGAATCTATTGGTTTGGACGGGAAAACAGTCACTCATACAATAGGGCAAACAGGTGGTGAAAAGATCACCAAAAAAGTAGGTAGAATGACAAAGCAGGCAATTAAAATTATTGCCGACAATGAATATAAAAATAAAATGGCTCCTGGTTATGAGGGTTCATTTGATGCCTGGTTAATTCCATATGTAGAACCCAGTTACACAATTGGCATTTATGATACGGATTATCCTAAAAAAAATGGACGGTATTACGTTGCAAGCGTTACAACAAAATTTAGTGAATCAGGAGGAATCCGAACGGTTACCACCGGAATAAAATTAAGTGTATGAGTACAAAAGCGGACAAACGAGCACAATTTAAACAGAATTTAAAGGATATGCTTTCGGTAAATCCGAACTATCCAATTGATGCTGTTGTCATGTCTGTTGAAGCCGATACATGCACTGTAAAACTTGCAGATGGTTTTGAGTTGTCCGATGTTCGGTTAAAAGCCACAGCAGACGGATCTGATTCCCTTTTAACCATTCCGGCAATTGGTTCTCATGTTTTGATGCTTTCATCTGATGGATCCGTAGACAACCTATCAATTATAAAAGTGGATAAAGCAAGTCGGATTGTGTATAAAGAAAATGGCTTGACCATAGATTTTGACAGTGAAGACGGTAAAGTTTGCATAAAGAATAATTCAGTGAGTCTGTATGATCTCTTTGATAAATCAGCAAAGATTAAAAAGAGCATCAAAGTATTTACACCGATGGGACCTAGTGGAAATGTTCTGCCTGATGTCCTAGCCTTAATTAATGAATTTGAAACCGCATTTAAACAGCTTTTAAAATGAGTTTAACTGATGCAAAACAAGAGGCAGTTAATGAGTTCGTGGAGCTCATGAATGATATGTTTACCAGGGAACAGGACGCCCGGCAAGAGTATGCAGAAAGATTCCTGACCATTTTAGAAAAATGGATTAAAAAATCAGACATAAAATATGAAACTGGTTTGGTTGCCGGAAGCAATCCGGTTACAGGACAATTTAAAGGCAAATTGGAATGAAAAGAAAAGATTTTGGGATTCAGTACGCCGATGGAGTTAATGAAAAGGTTTTTACTCTTAATATAGATGTTAAAAGGGATTCGGCAGGAAAAATTACAAGTGGTTTAACTCTTGGTCCTACCTTGGAGCAGAACATGGCTTCTATTCTCATAGCATGTCCGGGAGATCTCAAACTAAACTTAGATATCGGAGTCGGGATCTCTTCGGAGCTATTGGGTGAAGATCTTTTAGAAACCCGGCATAACATCAAAGCACAGTTTGCAAAGGATGGTATTGTAGTAAAACATTTGGACTTGTACAACCTTAAAAAATTCTCAATTGATGCCGAATATGAATAAGAAACAGCAGGGACAAAGCTTTTTAGATCTCGTTATCCAACAATCAGGAAGTATGGAAGAGGTTGTAAAAGCTGCTGTCTATAATAATGCATCCATAACGGATGATTTAGCAATAGGAACAAAAGTAGACAACAGAAATGTTGTCAATCAAGATAATGTAGCATTATTCAATAAAAAGAATCAACCCGCAACAGCGTTACGGAATAGCCTGGAAGAAATTGAAACCGGGGAAGGTATTGGATATTGGGGAATAGCAGAAACATTAATAGTATCATAATGGCAAGAACAATTAGCGAAATAAAAGACAGTATTACATCTGCATTTGTAGAGAATGTATCTGTAAAAGCGTGGTACGGCTTGGCAGATAATGCAACTTTTGAAGAGCAGTTTTCAATAGTTTCATTTGAAAATATTTTTTTTGATATCCTGGCATTAATTGCATGGACTTTAGAGTCTCTTTTTGATGTGCATAAAGCTGAAATGGATGACCAGATCAGAAAGCAGAAAGTTCCAAATCTTTATTGGTATAGAGAATCAGCATTGAATTATCAGTACGGTTTTCCATTTGATCCGGTGACAAGAGCGTTTAATAATGGCACTGCAACTCCGGATGAGGTACTGGCTTCCAAAGTGATAAAATATGCTTCAGTAACAAAAACAAAAGTCAATAATAGGATTTTAATATCCATGAAAATTGCCACTGAAGAAAACGGAGAAATTGTCCCCGTACTTGATAACGTAGGATTGGCTTTTTCTGAATACATTGACCGGGCACAGGCAGCCGGAGATTATATTGAAGTTGTGAACTTCCTGCCGGATATCCTAAAAATAAACTTCAAAATTTGTTATGATCCTTTGGTTTTAAATGCTGATGGTATGCGTATCTCAAATGGAAAATACCCCGTGCAGGAAGCAATTAAAATATTTTTGAAGAATCTTCCTTTTAATGGTGAGCTTTCAGTGCAAAAGCTTGAAGCAGTTGTACTGGGTGTAGAAGGTGTTACAGATTTACAAAATTTACAAGTGCAAAGTAAATGGATTGTTCCTGGTACTGGCTATGGTCAGTATCAACCCATTTCAATTTCAAAGATTCCCGCTTCAGGACATTTCAAAATAGAAGACTGGACCGGCATCGAGTATATCATTTATAATCCAGTATAATGAAAGTTTTCAATTTTAGTATCAAAAAATATGCTGTAGAGCTTATCCCTCCATTTTTAAGAGATGGTTTATTCTATGGCTTTGTAGCAGCTTTTATTGCTCCATTGATTGATGTATATGATCTTTTCCTGCAAAACAGAGATTCTAACTTAATAAAACTGAGGTTTAATTATCAGACAGCTTCCTTAGAATATAGGCTAAATGATCGTTTTGACCCTGTATTAAGGAGAATTAAAATTGAAAAATCCATCACTTATAAAGGAGTATTTCTTTACACCGAAGCGGAAATAGATCCCACTAATGTTAATTACTTCAGTGATGATCCAAACAATAAAATGAAATGGTTGAATGGTGATGAAAAGCCGATCTATTTAAGAACAGAAGCAGAATTATATTCTGAATATGATTTTATAGTTCTTATCCCGGACACTCAAATTAATGAGATCCAATTAAAAGCGGAGATTGATTATTACATACTGCAAAGCAAACAATATCAAATAAAAATAATCACATAAGATGAGACTTAATATAAAATTTTTACAGACAGGCGGAGTACCATTGACAAATGATGTAATGGATCTCCTTCAGGAAGCCTATTCAATTTTTAATGTGTTAGGGGATATTGCCGGACATCTTACCATTTTATCAGGTTGTAACGTAAATGGTCAAAATGTCAGCTCTGGTATAGTTGTCATTAATGGTGATGTCCTATTCTTTGAGGGCGGTTTAGTAAGCTCTACAGTTTTTATAAATACTGAAACGATTAAAAAGACTTTTCAATCACAAGAATACAAAGCTCTAATTGAAAGCAAAACAGTGAGATTTGGACTCTCTGAACCGGATAATATATGGAACTGGTCTGATTTTGTAAGATTGGAAACATTAAAGGCAATGCAAGAAAAAATTGCTGCTGCTGCTTCACAAGCTGATTTAACAGCTCTCACAAACAGAGTGAAAGTCTTAGAAATGAAGACTGCGCCAATTATAAACGGAGGAATTGTCTGGGCTTGGTTTAAGCCTGTTAGTGATATTCCTGCCGGATGGAAAGAATGTGTAGACATAAGAGGAAAAACAATTGTAGGTCTTGACCCCAATGATACTGATTTTTCACTTTTAAAAGGGTCTATCGGAGCAAAGAAACATGCTTTAACAAAGGCTGAACTTCCTGATTATGGAATGAGTTATCAGCTTGGTTTAGAGAAAGTCGGAACCGGAAACAGAAATGCACTTAGCCGTCAGGGAGGTGGTGAGTATACGCAGTGGATTTCTTCCGGAGGATCCAACCAACCCCACAATAATATACAGCCTTCAATTATAGCTTATTTCATCGAACCAAATTTACCATAAAATGCCAAAAACAGATAAAAATACCTTATACGAATGGTTTAAAAATAAAAAGAAACCAATACAAGAGCAGTTCTGGTCTTGGATGGATTCATACTGGCATAAGGACGAAAAGATCCCAATGTCACAAATAACCAACCTTACTGAAACTATTCAGGGAGTGGCAAGTGCTGAAGCATTAACAAATCACATTAATGATTCAAACGCACATGCAGGCTCTCTGGCAAAACTTGATGCTTCTAATCTTAAAACAGTAGACGTAACCTCATGGAAAGAAAAATTAGGAGTTGGAGAAATTCCGCCTAATGTTGCCCTTGTAGATATGGGAGAAAATCAAGCGGTTTATAATAAAGATCAAATCTATGAACTGTGCCTTATGTTGGAGGATTTTGTTAATGATGGTAAAATCAGAGCAGATAAAATCGAAGCTTTAGGCTTAACAGAGATTATCACTGTAACTGAAACTAGTTTAACTGCCTTCATCGCAAATAATGCTGCATATACTTTTCAAAAAAATGATTTTATAGGTATTCCGAATGCTTCAGGAAATTATTCTCTCTATTTGTTTAAAGGAGATGATAAAAATGTTTCAGGTAATTATATTCCAACTGGGTTAACCAATATCACTATTGCTATGGTAGAAGGTTTACAAGCTGATTTAGATTCAAAAATGGATAAACCTGGTGTTGTTGGATCTTATTTTGGCTATAAAAGCCCACTGGGTGGACAGGTTTCCTGGCGAACGATAAACCCATCTGCTGCCTATCTTTTATTTTGGAATGGAAATGATTTTGTTGCATCCGGAATTTATTCAAGCGGGGCAAAATATGGCATTGGTACAACTACTCCATCAGAAATGCTTCATTTGAATGATGGAAGGATCAGAGCAAAGGCAATGGTTTTAGATGAAAATACAGAATTACTACCTAATCAGATAACATTGGCGAACAGACGTTTTCACGGAACTGATTTAACAGGTACACGAAGAATGCTAATGTATCGTGATTATGATGATATACATAGTCTATTTACGGGCCTGACAGACGCACAAAAAACACAGGTTAGAAATGATCTGCGTTTAACTGGGGAAATATATTCAACTGGTTCTCCAAGAATTGACAGTGTTATTCTTCCGTTTATTGATAATTCTTACAATTTTGTACAGTACATCACATTGATTGGATTGAATTTGTTTGTAGATAATCAAACACCAACGGCAAATCTTAAAATGAAGCGGGTGAAGGATGTAAATGGAAATTTACTATCAACCCCGGAAGTTTATAACATAACAAATTTTAATGTTTTACAAAGCAATCCAAATACTTTAAATTTTGGTTTAAACTGGAATACTTATCCAGAGGGTTACTATCAGTTCTTTTGTACACATAATATGCTTACTAATACATCATCACCAGAACTTTTAGTAAAACAAGGCATAACATTTACGTCAATAAACCCAATATGGCAGGATTTGACTGGAACGGCAAGTGTAGACAGTAGTAATAATATTGTCTTACCTGGTACAGGAACAGCAAGAACAAATGTTTTGATTAATACTTCTCAAATGGTAAATGGCTTTGTCCTTAAATGTTCTGTATCAACGAATATTACTAACAATGGGGCTAATTTCCCAGGTCCTGCACGCTTTACAATGATGGGTGATGATGGATTAGAGTATGGTGTTTCATTGGCTTATAATTTAGATTTTTATCCCAATGCCATTGGAGGGTTTACCACTAATGTAGATGTTATTTATATCAGTTATTATAATGGGATATTAACCCTCACAGCAGAAGTAAACGGAAAAACTAAAGTATTTGCGGTGACTTCTATTCCTACAACTCCACGATATTTCTATGCTTATAGAGCAGGTGGAGGTGTTGGATCGTTTTCCGCTAGACCTACTCAATTATTGTTACTATAAATTAATCATAATGAAAACAGAATTAATAATTAATCCGGAGGATCAAAAAATTTTAGACCTCATAAATAATGTTAGTGATTATTGGTATGAATTTCAATTACCGGAACATCCCATTTACTCACAATTCAATAGAAAGTTGGTAGTAAAAGGATTTAATAATCCTGATATGGATAAACCTGAAGAAAGAATCTATGTATCTATTTCTCAAGTTCTTTATATGAAAAAAACTAATGAATTTGTTAAAGAGATCAAAATGCCTCAATGGATGATCCATGAAGGTAATGTAGAAGAGGTGTTGGGCAAAGATGGAGTATTAACAGCCCGACAAATAACGAAAGATGAATTAGGTAATATCATTGAGGAAAAGATAGTGCCTTTAAAAGCTCCATCAGTTAAGTATGTAAAGTTTTTAATCAAATCTAAAACCTTACATCTGGTAGATGTATTAGAAAAGTTTGTGGGTCAGTATATAGGTATATTTAAACTAGAGATTGATAATATATGATGAGGTTTTGTGTAGATGTACTATTGTTTTTAGTTGCCTATGTGCTTTTACTTCCATTAACTCTGATAAATTTTATCGCTGTTCTCTGTACGAGTGAAGATCATGGAAAAGGTTACTTCAGAACTACTGCTGTTAACATTGACAAATTTGGAAACAGAGAATTTAGGAAGCTTTGGAATCTGGCTTTAATTGTAAAATCAGGTTATCAATTCGGAAACCCAGAAGAGACAATTTCTTCTGTCATGGGGAAAAATGAAAGGGACGGCACATTGTCAAGAATTGGGAAAGCTCTTGCCTGGATATTAAACACCATCGACAAAGACCATTGTTTAAAATCAATTGATGAGACCATAAAATAAAACTATGAAAAAATTACTATTACTGTTTGTGTTACTCCTTTTAGTTGGTGGTTGTGGAGTTACAAAACATAAGCAAAAGGGAAAAACTCAAACGGAGTTACAAGAGGATTTAAAAACAACTGAAAAGACTAACGTAGAAGAAAATACAGCTTCACAAAAATGGATTTCTGATTCTACAAACTCAATTTTCAATTATGCCTTAGATCGTAGTAAAGCTGCAACCCTCCAAAATTTCAGCCTTAAAAATAATGGCAGGTGTACGGATCCCGGAATAATCCGATATCTAAATTTTACAGATGCTTTAGGAAATAAAACCTCAATTCCGGTAAACGATAATACGGATTTGAATTTCAATAGTGAGACTGAATTTAAAAAGGAGATTGAAACCCTCAAAGTAGAGAACACCAATTTAAAAAAGGAGAATGAATCCCTTAAAAAAGAAAATAAGACACTCACAGCGAAGGATGTTAGCCAAAAATCTAAAATTAAGGCTAAAACGAGTAACAGTGACACCGAGACGGAAAAACGTTCTTTTTGGGCATTTATTTTAGTTGGTGTTCTGTCAGTGGTTTTATGGGAAACAATTAAAAGAACAATTAAAAAAGGATAA